CTGAATATGGTATTGTCTGCTTATATCCTTTGAATAATTCTTCATCGTATCCACCGCCTCTCTTTTGTTATATTATACTATAAAATCTCCTTTTCTTACAGTATTGAAAACAACGTATTTTCGCCATTTGTTCAGATTCTACTACTTCCCAAATATGCTCAAATCTTCCTCATTTAGTAACAAATTAGTAACACCAATTATTTCACCCGTAGCCTCTGTCCCGTATAAATCAGATTTGGATTGGATAAGCCATTAAGTTGTGCGATTGTCTGGTAAGATGTGCCGTATTTACTGGCGATACTTGAAAGCGTATCCCCGCTCTGCACGGTATAGTATTGTGCGCTTCCGTCATTAACCTGATCCTGCACATCGTTATATCGGCTGCCAAGGACCGTCTTGCGCACATCTCCATTTCCATATCTGCCGGATAATACTTCCTGAACCAAGTTGCTTGTACTCGTTGCCCAGATATGATTTATGAAGTTCTGTACCTCTTCGTATCTGGTTCCAAGGTTCCGGATTCTGTCTTCTCCATTGCCAAACTCTCCGAGCATTGTCTTGTATGCCAGATCTAAGGTTGAGCCTTCCGGTGTTACTGTTGCCGGCTTCGGAGCTTCTGGTTGTTCCGGAACAACTACGTTCGTCTTGTCGCTGACGGTATATTTGCCCCAGTCCTCTTTGCTTCCGTAGAATTTATCCAGATCGAGATTTCCGTCATATCCAGCAAGCCTTCCGCAAGACGTATACTGCCGGATTGCACAGGTATACTCTCCCTCATTCCACGGTGCGTCCTGATATCCAGTTGGATCGTTATCCGCATACTGTGCGATCCATAAGCCATAGTTGCCTATGTTATCGAATTTGTATGCAATCGACTGGGAGCAATATAAAATTGGATGCACTCCAGTCTTTTCATATACATAGTCCAACCATCCTTTGCACCAGGCATAGTCGCAACTGCCAAAGGACGCATTGTTTCCTGCTTCCCAGTCCAGGATCAAAATTGCTTCTCCGAGACGATTTCCTACGTTTGCCAGAAAATAATCCGCTTCCGACTGAATGTTCCCACCGTTGGCATAATGGTAAATTCCCAGACATTTCCCTACAGTTTTCGCCTGCTCATAGGCTCTCATATAATCCGGATTTACATAATTTATCCCCTCTGTCGCCTTGATCACCACAAAATCACATGGTACAACCGCAAGATTGATCCCACTTTGCCAGCTGCTGATGTCAATTCCATTCAGTGCCATAGCTAATCCTCCTTTCCACAAAGATACAGTTTTCTTTTATTCCTCATAGATAACATCTAAGCCATATGCCACTGCTGCTTCATGCTCAATGCGGCATCCTCTGGCATTTTCCCATCCTTTGCAAAAATATGCTGCATGGCATAAACTCATATTCTCCAGCGACTTTGCAAGAAAGCATAACGGAATCTGAACCACTCCACGTTCTTTCATGGCTTCATTGCTGTACCATTCATCCGTAAAAAGAGTATTCACAATCTCATATCCTTTTTCCTTTAAGGCTTTGATTGCCTTTTCTCTTGTTGCTACAATTTCTTCATCTGTCTTTCCAGCCATCGGCTGACTTAACATTGCTTTCATATAATTCTCTCCTTTCAAAAAAAGAGGGCGATCACTCGCCCCATTATTCTTTGTATTTACTTCTGTTCCAGATTTCTGTGATCCGTTCCCAGCCTCCGGTGCTTACCAGATACACAATAAATGCTGCCAGAAACGAAGCAAATACATAATACCATTCAATTACAATTCCATAATAAATGCACAAAATCACCACCGCCACTGGCGTCAGGATCAGCGACACTGCAAGCGCCACCACATTTGTCTGAATCTTTTTCAGTGCCGGCATCTCTTTTATTACCTGTACAACTACACTCACAAAGAATGCCAGAATTCCAACTCCGGCAAGTGCATATGTAATATACTGCATCAACATTTCTGTATTCATAATCATTACTCTCCTTTTTGCTTCAGATGCAATTCATCAATTTCCTGTTTCATTTTCGTTACCATCCCATTACCGCCTAGCCTGTGATACGCTTTATACATCTCACAGAAATTTTCATATGCATATGACGGTATTGTTCCAAGTTTCATATACTTGTCGTGGTATTCGATAAGCTGTACTCTCAAAAGTAGCATTGTTCCAGCACTATTAGCGTTACGGACTTTTTTTTCTTCCGCAATCCTGGCATCACGTTCCTTTGCATCTGTAGCTTGCTTTTTCTTCTGCTCCTGTAGCAGCCACACGATGTATCCAAGAAAAATCGGTAGTGCGATCATATATGTTTGTAATAAAAATGCTTTCAATATTTTATTCTCACTTTCGTATATTTTATGAAAATGATTTTTCTGGTTTTGCTCTGATATCCATATTTTTCTCCAATTATAAAAAGACAGCTCCGAAGAGTCTGCCTTTCCATCCTGTTATTATAATTTCTCACCACACATCGGACAAAATCTGATCGGTATCCTCATTTCAAAAATATCTTCAACGCTTCCGTAATCGCACACCCCGATATGCATTACAGCCTTCTCGTCTAACTCACCACCAAACAGCCACACCTCCAGCCTTCTCACTTTGCCGCCCTTTTTCAAAACTATAGGACGTGCACCAATCAACTTTGTTCTGTCCTTTTTCCCGAACATAATTTTTCTGCTACAAAATTCACATTTTTCTTTCATTTCATTACCCTTCTGCATTTTTTCTTTTGATTGTAACAAACAAAGTAATGTTCGGGAAATTTTCAACTTATTTCGACATTTTTCGATATCAGTTTGTAATGTAGTATTTAGACTTCTTCAAAATACTGACCAACCAATGTATCCGGCGAGAAGTAAAGGATTATGCTCTCTCCGTCTGTCATTCCTACACGGTTCATCAGATAAACCTTTTCATTCCAACTGTAATACTTACCCTTTACATACTCCATTCCTGCCGTTGTTACCATTTCCGGCACCGTAATTGGGTTCTCCTTAGTTCCAGAGCTTGACGGATTTGCAATAGCTGTCCACAAGCTCGGCGCTACCCCCGGCGCCCAATCTGATTGACTAGTGTGTGCCTGGACGCACTTATACAGGATGTTATTATACTGGATCTTATAATCCTTGGCATATTCTACACCATCCTCTGACCACTCTGGATAGATGGCTTGTACCTGCAGAGCCTGTAAATCTGTCAGCTCCTGCGCCTGGATCTGTGCAACCATAACTGCAGCATTCTGGATTTCTGCCTTTACTTCTGGCAGATCCTCCTTCTTGCACATCGCCACACCGAAGATCCCTCCTGTGTATTCCGTGATGCTATAGAAGTTTTCATAATTCTCATAAGTTACAAGAACATCCTCCCGCTCCTTAACAATCATTTTCCGTGTCTTTGTCGTATCCTGGAAAAGCATCTTGAGTTTTTCCGGAGTTTCGGATATGGTACGGATCAGAAGGTTTCCACCCGCCTGAATATCCGCTGACTGGATAGTTAATTCTGTGGCATCGTTGAAAATAAGTTTCATGTTACTCCTTTCCGGAGTGATTCTTAATTAAATAGCAAACGCCAGAAAAAATCTTATTCTGTTACTCCGCAAGGTGAAGCTATTTTTTATGATAAATATACCTGGTTGGAGAAAAAGAATGATATTTTTTTCTTTCAATTTATGCTGACAAATACCTCTGACGTTACCGGAAATGTAATAGCGAAAATTCCTAAAGAATGTGCTACGAATAAACAGGTTTGGTTTCCTATCTATGAAAGCAATGGCGGAAACTATATCGGAAGAGGAACTATCAACGGCGAAAATGTAGCAGTTATACAAATTAAAAAGTTTAGTAGTGAAACAGTTGGATTTTGTACATATGCTGTTTAACGATAAATGTTACAGAATACTTCTAAGATATCTTAAGAAAGGATCTTGGAAATTGCGCTGAAAATACAATTACACAATTTTCATGGTTTTCCTTACATCTTCCGCGTATGTTTTGTCCACTGATGCCTAAATGAAGCAAGTCTCCTGTTGGAACCCACGAGCTGTTTAGGATTTGAGCCGATTTTCCTTGTATAGCATGAGTATCGATTCTAAATTCTTTTGGTAACGTAATAACAATATTAGTATTAACATTTCCACCTGTAATTTTTTTTATAGATTCGGATATCATTATGTAAGCTTCTCTTTCGTTATAATACAAATACGAGCTGTCTGTACCAATGCTTACTTCTGTGAGTGTATTATTAAAATTTTTTTGGCAATTGCTATTTAATTCAGTAAGCTCTTCCTTTAACTTGCTGATATTACCGATCACATTAAACAGCGGATTCACCTTTACAATATTGATTCCATTCAGTTCCACGCTATACAGAGGGAAGTCTGACTGCATTGCACCAGTCAAAATGTTTCCATCTACCGCCGTTGATGCTGTAGCCGTTCCGGTGGAATCTTCCCCCTGGATCACAACCAGATCAACTGTCTCTTTTCCGGTACTGTCTTTTGTGTACCGGAACACAATCAGATCAATCCTGTTCGTTCCAGAATGTCCATTGTTAATCGTAACCAGTGCGCTGTCGTTTGCTGGAATCCTTACGTGCCGCCCGTACATAACCGCATCACCATCAGAAATTTTTATAATATTATTGGACTGTACCTCCGCTTTTAACTGGCTACCATTTTCCAATACATATTTTTCAGCCCCAAAAATACCGGCAAATAACGCACCGTCAGATTCCGAGCTGACTGCACGTCCGGTATCTCCGGTATCAAGATAATTTGTTGCCATTGTTATTCCTCACCAACCTTATACGTTATAGTTTCTATGCCATTTTTTATTTTTACAATTTCCTGCGTAACCGGTTCTTTCAGAACAATTCCTGTCGCCCGGTTTCTTCCACCAACAATATCACTGATATCTACATCCAATTTACTGAATGATGCTGAGACAGAATCCGAACTTTTCAGTTCCTTCAGATGTTCAATTCCTTTCTCTTTTAACTCAGAACTGGATCCGGAGTTTCCATAATCATATATTTCAGCTATTTCATATTCCCCGAAATATGCCTGTTTTTCTGTTATCTCACCATTCTTACCTACATACAGATCAATCACCGTTCTGGCTGCCAATTCGCCAGCTCCGAGACAGATCAGATGATTCACCCCTCCGGTTTTCTTTTCGATTATGATCTTCATTCCGTAGTCATCGGAATACTCATACTTCTCTGACAGATCACTTATGGGAACCGCTGATATATTCACACAAGAATCCTTGTCGTTGTAGACAATTTTGAGCTTTGCACTTACCGAGGACAACATTTTTACAATGCCGGAATAAGCATCAATGTACCTCGGAAATTGATAGCTGCTTATCTGTATTCCGGAAGATGTTCCAGGAACAGCAAACAGATCTACCAGATCACACCGCTTTATCAGCAATGCAAGAATATCATGTACATCACCGGATACTGTCAGGTAATCTTTTCCGGTGTCCGGTCGGATCACTTTCTTTTCCAAAACACCACGCCAACTTCTTCCGGAATAATATACCTTGGATTTTTCTGTGTCGACTTTTACATCATCCACAATACCGCCGTATTCTTCGTCTTTTACATACCAGATGCATCCGGCACTCATGCAGTGATTTTTCACATTCATTTGAAGCTCAAAGTCATTATTGCCTCCGAGTTCCAGATCAGCGAAATATTTTTTAAGGCTCCCTTGTGGAAGCCTGTTTACGTCTGTATACATTACTTCCACAATGGTTCACTCCTTTTGTCAATGAGAATCAGGTCAAATGAAAAGCTACCGTCCCACGCAATTATCTGTGTACCGGCTACGATTTTCTCAAAGATGTAATACTCTTTTGCGGCTGACCAAAGAACATTTTCTGTATACCCGTCAGTATGTATTAGCTTTACCGTTTTTCTCCGGGAATCAATCTCCAATCGTTCACCTGCATTCAGCGATACATTGACCTGATAGGTATTGTCTCCAATCTTCACAAGCGGTTTTGATACGGAACCATATATCCGCAGCACAAAATCTGATTCCGTGATACTAACATTATTGATCGAGGAAGATGATACCTGATTCAGATAATAATATCCGTATTTGTATGGATATTTCTTCAGATTGTCCATTTCAACGGTTGTTCCTTCTGTCTTCAGGAAATTAAATTCTCTCTCCTGCACCCAGTCCGGCTGATCGGTCGCAATGGTAACTTCGATCTCAATGTACCGTTTTGTCAGATACCACTTTGCTTTCTTCGATGCTACGATATAGCAATTAAGGTAATAGCCGTCCTGATACAGTCTTCCCGACTGTTCCGCAAGGATATCAGATTCAAAGATCTGGAAGATATCATTTCTTTTTGCAATCCCTTCTTCCTCAGTGGCTGCTGAAATAATGATCTTCATTTTCTTTGCCTTGACACCCTTATGGAAGTTGGTGATCTCGTCATAATCAGTATCATATTCCCATTCATAATTCCTAAGTTCGGAATCTGTAATAAAAATACCACCCGAACCAAAGTCAATACTTTGGTTCAGATGGTTCACGTATCTTGCTACATCAAGCATACTTTTTCACCAACCTTGCAATTTCTCTATTGTCAAATTCAAATTCTACACCGTTCGTCAGGACATCAATCAGCAGTTTATACAATCCACCATTCCGCATCCAATTAAAGATTGCTTCCAGTAATGCACGGGTTGCTTCACTGTCACCATTTCCACTTCCGGCATTATTCACAGCTTCCTGAATCATGTCCATCAGATTCTGTGTACCAACTACTGTTTCACTTCCGGCTTCACCGCCTGCCAAGAACTGATTTGACTTAGCGTTGTAACCGAAAATAGTCGGCTGATTCATGATCATACCATCGTCCATTGCCTTTTTGTACCATTCAATTCCAAGCTTCGGAACAGACGGTGGATGAAGTGAGAATTTTCCAGAAATACTGAAATGTGGTAATTTCAAACTCGGCAAGCTCCATGAGAAATTCATGAGTGACTTAATATGACCAATTGCATTACCAACTATATTTTTGCAGCCATCCCACACAGAAGAAAATGCGGACCTGATACTGTTCAATACACCAGTTACTGTCGATTTTGCACCATTAAGACCATTTGATATACTGGACTTAATCCCATTTATTGCACTGGATACATGGGATTTTATCGCATTCCATTCGCTGACAAACTTATTCTTAATATTACTCAGAATACGCGTCAAGTAATTTGCAATGATATTCCAGGCATTACTGATTACACTAGATATAACGCCAAGTGCAGATGAAACTGCTGCCTTGATATAATCCCATGCTTCAATAATATATTCTTTGCAATTCTCCCATATAAACCTCCATGGAAGAGTTATGATCTGAACTGCCGCACTGATAATACTGGCAATCAGCATAATGCCGACTGTAATTATATTCTTGATCGTTTCCCACGCAGAGGATAGTGTACTGGTTATTCCATTCCACAGGTTAATCCAGAAATTCCTGAATGATTCTGAAGTGTTCCACAAATGTATAAAAGCCGCCACAATTGCAGCTAGGACCGCCACTACAATAAGCACTGGATTCACCGCAAATACACCCCACAGTTTTCCAAGACCCGTAACCAGTTTTCCTGCTATAGAATATACCTGACCAAAAGCTGTAATCACTTTCCCTACAACAAGGAGTACCGGTGTTACGGCTGCAACAATAGCAAGCAATACCAGGATAACCTTTTTCTGACTATCTGGCATTGCATTGAATTTGTTTGTAAGTTCTATGACCTTTTGCGAAAACACCTCAATATAAGGTGTAACCGTTGTTAAAAGAACCGATCCAAGTTCGACTCCACTGTTCTTAATCCTGTTCAGTGATTTAGATACTTTTGCGGACGGGGTATCCATCTTTTCAAGTCCCTGACTAACAAGATCTGTAACATTTGCCATTGATCCCATTGTTTCATTGAAATCTCCGGCAGAGTCATTCAAAAGAGCCATTGCAGCCTTTCCAGCTTCCTGACTGCTCCATAATTCATTAAACGCTGTTCCAGTTTCATCAGAACTTTGTTTTATAAGCTTCAGTGCATCACCAACAGACATTCCATCTTTCATCAGATCCTGGAAAGATTTTCCGGTCTTCTCTTTCAGAATTCCCCCTACATCTGTACCAGAATCACCAAGCTCATTGAGCATGCTGTTCATGTATGTAGTAGATTCCGCTGTTGCGATACCCTGTTTCGTCATGAGCGTGTACATCGTACACAGCTGATCCAGATTGACATTCATCCCTGCAGCTGTCGGGATTACTTTACCCATGCTAGATGCCAGTTCATTGACTGAGGTTTTACCCAGATTCTGCGTATTTACAAGTTTATTCGCAATATTATCTGCCTGATCAGCTTCCAAACCATAGGCATTTACCGCTGTAGATAACAAATCTACAGATGTTGCCGTATCGGTAAATCCGACTTTTGCCATATTTGCAGATGTTCGGATAAAGCTTCCCAGTTTCTCGACCGGAACAGAAGCTGACAGTGCCTGGTATCCGGCTTCAGTGAGCTCAGTTGCCCCCCTTCCTGTCTCATTTGACAGATTAAGAAATTCTTTGGATAATTTCTGAACAGACACCTGTGAAGTATCAAATAAGGTTGACATCTTCGCCATACCATTCTGGAAATCAGAAAATGTCTTTGTAACAACCGTAAGTGCTCCAGTCGCTGCCGCAGATACAGGAGCAAATTTCTTTCCCAGTTTTACAACTTCACCGCCAGCAGATGAAATCTTTTTGCCAACTCCTGTAACCTTTGTACCAGCGGCTTCAACCTTCTTCCCAAACTCTACCCATTTATTTCCGCTCTTCTCGGTTTCTTCCCCACTTTTTTTGTTATCCTCTCCGGCTTTTCTTCCTTTTTTTCCGGATTCCTCTACTTTTCTTCCGGCTTTTTCAGCACTACTTCCGGCTTTTTCGGAGGATTCTTTTACTTTATCACAGCCTTCAGAGACAACCTTTTCTGTGTCATTGACCTGTTTACTAACATCATCCAATGACTTTTCTGCTTTGGCGGTATCAATTGCAATCGTACCGACAAGTTTAAATAAATCCATTCGTCACCTCTCCTACTCCGAAGGCTGAAAGGATTGCAAGATAGATATACTATCCAAAACAACATTTTCCTGCTCAGACTCGCTCATGTGAGATGTCTCAATCCGATGCGTTTCTTCAGCTACTCCCTCTTCAAACTCATTGAACGTCTTATCCCACACCTTATGCAGATAAACTTCCCATCTCAGTTCCTTGTTGTACGCCTCTTCAAAATTCAAAAGAAATTCTACAAAGCAACCGGTTTTTATATATGCGTCCAACATACGAAACGGATCATTGTATCTTTTAAAGATCTGATCCAGGACTTCAAATCTCCCTACTTGACTAATCCTGATACAACCCGAAAAAAATCACCGAACTCTTCTTTTTTGAAAATATCGATGATCATCTGTGTAAATGTTCCAAGTGGGAGCTTCGCAATCTCCTGTTCCTTCATTCCAGATACTCCTTCCAGGAACTTGTATAAATCACCTTTGATATTTCCCAGATTCTTCATCAGAAGTCCTACCAGTTTCATTACAACTCTGATTCCGATCTGCTGTGTAAGCAGCTCATTCGCTTTTTCAGCAGTTCCTACTTCTGATTCCTCGTCTTCTGCCGGCTTCATTGCTTCCATGACCTCAGACATTTCTTTAGCATCAAAGCAATTTGCAATATCATCAATGCCAATCTTGGAAATAATTTTCACCATTGGAAAAATATCATCCGCGCATAAAGTCCTCAGCTCATAATTTCTTTCTACCATCTCTTACAATCCTTCCTTTCCTTATTTTCTGCCTTCTGCTATTCTTCGTCCTCTGCCTAATCAACTACAGCTTTATCAGAAACGTTCTTTTCTACAGACTGGGAAGCTGCCGGATCCGGGTAATAAATGTGATAAGGTAATACTTTCAGGGTATCATCCTGTTTAACATCTCCTACACATTCAACCGTAACTGCCGGTGATGCCTGAGACTTATGCTTCGGATCCAGTTCAAATCCGGACGTGCATAAAGCATAATCAAAAACAACAATGATAGGCTTCTTTGATACTGTCCTTCCCACAAATGCGAAGTTTTCAAAATAATCTCCTTCCTCAATATCCGGCTTACCCTCCAACACTTTATATCCTTTTGCCGAAGAGATCCCCTCCCCTGCAATCAATCCTTTTTTGATGATCTCCGGGTTAATCTCGGCAAAGTTAATTTCCATCGTTGCGCTTTCACCAACTTTAACCATTAACCCCTTTGCTTTAATAAATTTTCCATCAACCTCAATATCCTGCACCTCTGGCTTCATAGACAGCTTTGATCCGCCATTAGTTGCACCGATAATCGATTCCGCAAAATTCCATTTCTCACCAGAAAATTCCAATCCTTGATGGATTGTTCCTGCTCCAAACAAAATGGAATCTGGCGTGTCTTTGGTAATTCCATGCTCTTTCCAACTTGTCCATTCATTTGCCATTATTCATTCACCTTCCAACTTTTAATCTGCAAATTCACCTGCAACCGTTTGATATCATTCCCGTCTGTCGGAATACTGGTTGCTGTATCATAAAACACAAGAATGTGTGTCCCGGAATCAAGAACAGCGTGATAACCTTTGATTGTTGAAAAAGCTTTCCGAAGAATCTCTTTCCCATTTTCAAGGTCTATCACGCTGCCTTTTGTTGTTCCTGTTATCATCATTGTGTCCTCTCCTAATCCATCCTCTGTATTGGATGGAATCTCAGAGTATTCACCTATCCAGTACGGATAGACTGCTTTTGTGCTCCATTCATAGTATTGATATGGAAGCAATTCTTTCAATTTCAGGTTCATGTATTCCAGTATTTCATTTGTCATATCATTCACCCAAATCCTTAAAATCTATTTTTGCATTGTTCACGATTTCTGGTTTCATGGAATTAAAAGCATTAAATAATGCTCTCGTTCCACGCTTACCGTTGGTCTTATAAAAATCCACTCCATTCTTGCCGTGAACGATAACAACTTTTCCGTTAAATGTAGGTTTCTTTTTTCCTGTATAGGATTTTACCGGAACGTACCACGCTCCAGCTCGTCCATCTCCATGTAATGCATACTCACCGGTCCCGAACTCTTCCCATACAGCATTTTCAAGAGAGGAACCGATTGAACAAACCATGGATTCTTCATCAACCTTGTGTTGGAAGCTTCCAGCTGTCTCACCGGAAGCTCTCCTCGAATTCGATGCTACCTGAGACTGAATATCGCCACCTGCTTCTTCCAACCAAGCGAGAGCCTTGTGCCTCATTTCCTCAATGATCTCATCTGTGTTATTCTCAAACTCAATCAGTGCCATTTCCAATACCTCCGACAGCTTTCAGATAAATTTCCAAATGCTCATGCATTCCCATTGGATCGTCTATCCACTGTACATCATAGATTTTTCCATCAATCAACATTCTGGATATCTCCGGGTCCTGATCAGCCAGATTCTTACTATAATCTGTCAAAAAGTAATGGCTCGACTCTGCTATCTTGGCATTATAATTCTGGATAGGTGAGCTTCCAGACACTAAATCAAGCCATCCCGGATAAGAACCAACTTCTTTCCAATCAATCAACGGGTTGCCGATCACATCTGTTCCATCTTCACTCTTTACCTGCAAGACTGCGATCTGGTTTCCACCAATCTCCGACATGATCAACACCTCGCCTTCCGATATGGTTTCAGACACCCAAGGAGGCTCACAGGATAACCATTTACCTGATTGCTTGCATCCTGATCAAAATAAGTTACGGAATGTCGGGATAAAGTTTCGGATTTCACACCAACTTTTCCTCGGTTCTTTACCTCCCACTCGCACAAATTGATGCAGCAATCAATCACATCATCCGGATACACAACCTTCGTAAGCAGTACATGCTCTTCATTTGTAAGATCTCCGTCCAATGTAATTCGGTTATCTTCAATATCTTTCACAACATACAGTCCATTGTTATACATACTTTCTGACAGTTGTACGGTATCCCCGGTTATAAGGCCTGGGATACCATTCGCCGCATAAAGTACATTATTGTCTGCCATCGTTTCTGCCCGGACACACCGATTCTGAAAACTATTATTTGTATAAGATCTGATAGTCTGTTCAATGGATTTAAGCTTTCTCTCAATCCTTTCATCAGACCAGCCATTAAACCCGATAAGTTTTTTTGCCTCATCAACTGACAGAATCATACGAATCGCCGTCCTCTCTACTCCTAGACATCAGCACTTTCTTCTGGTTTTTCTACTTCTTCCACAGTATATCCTTCATGTTCTCTGAACCATGCTGCAAGTCGGTCACTTGTGATCAACGCTAATCCATGTGCAAACTGTGCACCACCGGCACCTTCACCGCAATATCCCGGATTATCTTTCACTTTAACCCTGTATGTTTTCAGCTCTTCCTTTTTCTTCGCTACCATTGTACATTCCCCTTTCGACTACGCAATTTTTACGTTTCTAATTACGCCTGCATGCTTTGTATTTTTCAGTACCGTAGCGGCTACCATCTCAACCTCTCCGTCTTTTACAGCCCCCGGCTGATTAAAATCTGGAAGATACTGACTGATAGCAGAGCTTCCGGTAATGGTAGCTGCATGGAATCCATCATTCACGTCAAACTTAACAGCGTAAATATCTGTCAGACCAGTAGTAGCGGATGATCCGGATACTGTTCTGGAAATATTATTTTTGACACATGCGTTTGCCGTAACAGTTGTTCCGCCTTCTACTGTGTAATGATCCTTCAGATCCATAAATCTGACACCATCCATTGATGTTACTTTCTTGCCAAATGCCTCTTCTGTTTCTGTCTTATATCCCAGGATACGTGCCATTGTCTGTACTTTGGAAATCATACCGGCATTCATCAGTAACGCATCCGCTCCTGTCTCCCGGATCAGGATCTGCAGCATCTCATACAACTGATCTGCATTGGATTTCATCTTTGTAAGATCAGACACATCAATTACAGTGCTTGTATTAAATTCTGTCGTAGTGCCAGCAAGCATTTTGTCCAGTCCGTCAAAGGATTCCGTCTGGGTTGTGGAATCACCATTGATCAGAGTGTAGTGGAACAGTGATACAGCTGCCCGGATTTTCTGTTCCATCTGGAACGCCATATTATTGAATTTATTTTCAGACTGCTTCAGCACACGGTCCATCTTGAACTTTCCACCGAAGATTTTAAGATCTGCAGACTTCTTAACGAGTTTTGCTTCACTGTCTTTGTATTCTTCATTCAGTCTTCTGAATGCTGCTGTAGATGGAATCTGTGTCTGCAGATAGCTGTATGTCAACGTTGAGCCACCCTGCGGACTTACTGTATTGTCAAAAGGTAACATCTGTAAAATTTCTGATTCTCTCAGAAATGTATCAACAACCTGCTCAGCCACCTTATCAGATACGCCTTCTATCATGTCTTTTAATAAAAGTGCCATTCAATTCACCATTTTTAACCTTTCTATTTCTGTGTGTCTTCGTACTGCATCCGGATTGCATCAGCCAGATCTTTAGGTTTTGCTCCTGTGTCATGTTCACCAGTCGGTAAAGGCTTCGGATCGATCGCTCTTGGTGTTGTTCCATTGCCTCTATCCCCTGTAGTCTCAAAATGAGTTGGAAACTGAGTTTTTAAACCGGCAATCTTCTCATCGATTCCTTTGATATTTCCGTTGTCGTCCAGTTCAAGATCTCCGCCTTCTTTCAGCTTGAATGCCATATATGCAACATCATCTGTCTTGGCTCCCATAAGTGCCACTTTTAATGCAGATTCCAGTCTTTCCTCATTCAACTGCTTTGTCAGTGTCTCCACCTGTGTCTCGTAGGCAGTAATCTTCCCCTGAAGTTCATCACTATTCTTTGTCCCTTTTTTCAACTGTTCAATGAGTTTCGTAGCTTCCCCATTCTGAGTTGTCAGATTATCATAATCTGTCTTCAGTTTTCCATAACGGATATCAAGATTCTCTTCCGATGCGGTGAATATCTTATTCTCCTTCATTCCATCAAGAATTGCCTTGATCTGATCGTCTGTTAATCCTTTTGCTTTCAATAATTCTTCTAATGTCATTTTGTATTTCCCCTTTCTTACGCTTTTTACATGTCTCGTCCATGATTTCGTGGAATAAGTGTTTTACATCCCTGCGGATGAAATGGCATCAAAAAAGGACATCCTGAGATGTCCCAAATCACTCTATCCTTATTCTGCCGCCCAGCCACCCACTATTTAACGCATAGCTGCGAGATTATCGGATCACCGTATCCTTTCTTAAAAATGAGTATAAAAATACCACCAACCATTTCTGATCAGTGGTACTAAAAAATCTCCGGCCAGTCTGTTAATTTATCACTTTCCTCTTTCAGTCGCTGAAGTTCTTCTTCTCTTTCTTCCGGTGTCATATCCGGATGCGAAATAACAACATCTAAATAGGAATTTATTTTAACTCTTCCCATGTTACACCATACTCCTTCGCTAATTCATTTAATGCCCTTGTATGAGCTTCCTCTACGCCTAAATTATATGGTGTATTTATATATTTGTCAATTCGCTCATCTAATATTCTTGGAAGAAATGGCTTATTTCCAACTTTATATTTGTACACCCTTCCAGCATGAGTTACTACTATTCCGAAAATATATTTTCGATATCCCGCAGCCACAAAATCGCTTCCAGTCGGCGGTATATTTGTTGGATGATTATGTATTCCTACAACTCCATTTTTCTTTCTCAACATCTCTGAATCTTCTGCTGAAACAGTAACACCAAGTTCATTCTTACCGGATATCTCCCGAAGCAATAACTTTCCTTTGGAATCCATAATATACAAGTCTTCCCCATCTGTGCCGTTTCTATGAAGCAACATAGCCGTTGCATAATTTCTTAAAGAATCATTGATTGCTGTGTTTTCAGTAATCTTATTGAATTTCTTTCTGAAAGCTTCAGATTTTATATACTCCAAATTAACCTCATTGGTTCCAATCCTCTTAACTGTTGTCGAATACGCTCCCTCTTCTTTTGTTTCGACAGCTTTCAGATATTTTTCTCTGAAGTCATCAAACTCCTGTTCTTTATTCAAACCATAAAAAGAAGCTCTCTTCTCCAACCGATCAAGCTCTTTGGAATCCAGTTTCCATCGTGCTCTCTGCAGTAAAATACATCTGCAATTTATCACTTCTGCAGCACTCCCGGAAGGATCTCCTGGATACATCAGACCGTTGCTGAACTTATCATCGAGCTCTCTGATCTGTCCGTCAAGCATCTGATGCGATTCCCTTGTGGCTGCATCCAGAGCTGCATCCCACTGTTTTACAACATCAGCTCCCCGGTCTCTTGCAGCATAACAGGCATCCATCGTAGATTGCTGCTGGATTCTGTGTCCCTCTGTCCTTGTGATCCGAACCGCATTATTATAACCAATCTTTGTCCGGCTTGCCAACTGCCTCGCCATCTGGTCGTAACTCATTCCCGTAGCAATTCCTCGGCTTACTTCCGCAGTAATTCTGCGCTTCAGCAAACCCACATCTTCTCCTAACCGGCGGTACAGACCACCACTGATCTTGCTGTCCAACTGCACAGCACGTACAACCTTTTCCTGATCAATCGGAATAATCAGTGGAATTCCTTCCTCATGCAGCACATACATATTTCCAATAAAGGATTTCTCATAGCATTCGTTTAGATATGGCTGAACCGTCTTGAATTCTTCTTTATGCATCTTATCCAGAATACTGCCAACCTGCTTTTTCAATGCATCCTGATACCTTTTCTGGTAGACCTTTGCTCGTTCCTGGCTCTGCAGGAGCTTCCTTTGTTTTTCATCCTCAACAGAATTGTATTTTTCTTGAATCCGATAGATCTGTTTCTGAAGATCATTGGATTTCTGTGTCAGGTCTTTCAACGCTTGTCCATATACACACTGCAGTCTCTTGATCACTCGTTCCTCATCATCAAGAAACGCCTGTTGAACAATTTTCTCACGTTTCTTCATTCCGTATCACCTACTCTGTACCGACATCTTCCGGAATGACCTGCTCCAATGCTTTTCTTGCATCAGATGCCGTATTTCCTTCTTTCTGCACTTGATCTTTCAATTCTTCATAGTCCCAGTCCATTACATCACACAGAGCTTTCAGTGTCTGCTCGTCACCGATCTGTTCTGCAATATTCAGAATTGTATTGACACGGACTTGCTGTGTATCTGCTTCTGTCTTCTCATTGGTTACATTTTCTGATTCATTTGTCATAATGGACCGGTCAAACTTCATCTTGACATCTGTGATCTGATATCCTGTGCCATTCATAAAATTGATTTCATCCAGAACAACTTTAATCAGCTGTTTCAGCAACCGCCTTAACCTCTTTTCCAGCTTATTCGCTTTTAAATCAAGCAGAGCATACCGCGACTTGATCACAATATTCGTGATATTTCCATCCCCTGTCTGAGAGGAATTAAATCCCATTCCAAATCGATAGATGTTCTTTTCATCCTCATCTGCCTTTGCTTTTCTTGCCTGATACGGAATATCGATTGTCCTGACTTCCACATCTCCTTCCGAATCTGTTCCAACAATCTTTTTGGTTTTAAGATTCTGCTGCAATTCATCCAGATTGTCTCCCTGAAAGCCTTTTACCACATACAACGGTGAATCAAAATCTTTCAGGTTATTGGACAACCCACACTCCATGATGTCGTAGTCATCGATCAGGTCCTTGATTGGTTTCAATCCACTGAACTGCTTTTTGTTATAATCCAATCGCCAAAATGGAATATAGCCAAGTGAACATCCCATTTTCATCCCCGTCTTCTTATCTGTAAATACGATATGCGGTCTTGGATTTACTGCCTCCGATGCATCCGGAGTGATCTTTCCATTTATCCCTTCCTGGACATAATAGTATGTCTCATTTTCTGACCATACCTGAATCTTCCGGATCACCTTCCGACCATTCTCTATGCGCTCCACATAATGATAGATCATATACCGTTGATGATCGGATGTGTCTTTCTCCTGACACTCAATCACGCCCATACTATCAGCGCACTGGAAGGCAAGCTTGTCCGAAGCATTCTTATATGCAAAAATATATTCAAACCCTTTCGTATAAGCTCCTGTGACCACATCACTTACTTCAGACCAGAAATCATCATCAAAATACAGATCAAGGAAATCCTGCAATCCATCCGCTGTATCCTTTGCCTGTACCGGAGTCTCTTTGAATGACAGCATATAAGCCGACAACTGATCAGCAAGCTCCGTGAAAAACGGATGACTGATCTTCACATTAGACCTCACCTGATCCTCAACAAACTTCCCGTCTGCGTTATAATAAAACAGTCTGTATTTTCTGATATCATGCTCGCCCTCATAGTATTTCTGGCCGATACCTGCGAACTTTTTCTTTTCAGACACCAGATCATTTTCTATGAATTTCTGTATCTCTGATACATCCAGCAACTTTTTACACCTTCCTTCTGTTATTTAGTAAATAGGGATTAACAGGAATCGAACCTGTGACCTCTGTGCTCTACCACTGAGCTATAATCCCTGTATATAAATGACAGTCCTGCCAGCACCATAATCGACCGCCGATTGCGACCGGGAAAGGAGGTGTTGCATTCACACCAAATGCAATTCTGTTAACGGTAAAAAAATCACAGCCTCGTCTGAGACTGTCTAAAAAAACCGCTGGTGCTGTGCACGCTGCCCGTCAATTGTCTTCATTCTATTTACATCAGCCATTTACTTGCTTTACGCCATCCCTCAACAGCATATCGTAACGCTGCCATTGCATCATCCATGATTGGAACCGGATCATCCATGTATTCACCTGTCTTTTCATCCTTCTTCCACTTCCATTGCTGTAGCTCCTTGATCGTATTTACACAATGTGGAGCAACATAGATCCTGCGTTTAACCGTGTGCTTCTTATCGACTACACCTTTTATCCAGTCAATCTGTGCTTTCACCGAACCATTTGAACCGCCTTTATCAACACCTTTAGCTCTGTATCCCGCATTTCTCCAGGTCTTAATCCTGTCCGGCTCGGCGCTGTCACACCACATTATTTTATTTGTCGGTATCGCATGCTGTATGGCTATTGGTATAATCTCAGCCGTTTCTTTTTCATGCTCATAAATCTCATCGATGATATGTAAATTCCCGTCTTTAATTCCTACAAGCAATATGGCGTCTGCATGGTTAAATCCAAAGTCCTGCCCGATAGCCACATCATCATAATCATTAAGATTCTGTGATACTTCCCGAACCTCCCAGTTATGCAGGATCAGTCCGCCAATCTCGCCCCATTCACCAAGTCCGTATATCTGGTAGCCTTCCGGATCAACAATCTTTCGACGTTCCATACGCTGCCGGTATGCATCATCAATAAACCGGTTGCCAAGGTATGTGCTGTGATGCGTCAGGACGTTGGAATCCGGAAGGTCAAAAAAGACCTTCTTAATCCAGTGATTTTTGTTTACTGGATTGAAGGTCATCCTAATTTGATAAAATTGTCCCGGTGGAAGCTCTCCACGCAAACGGTCATCAATGATTTCAAGATCCGCCTGGGTAAACTCCGTTGCCTCTTCCATCCATACATCCGTCAGCTTTCCCTTCGGAAACGTAATGGACTTCAGTTTTTCCCGTTGCCTGTCGTCATTCATTCCACGGAAAATGATCTGGTTCCCATTACTTCTACATGTCAGCATCAGGGGGCTTCGGTTGATTTTCCAGTATGCATCCGCTTTATCACCAAACATCTTATACAGTGAACCTGTAAGCTCCGCAAAGGTACTGTCTCTGTTGGTGATATCTGATTTACGCATGGCAACCAGATTTCTTCCCTTGTCCTGCATCAGCCGCAAGATATAATTCTGAGCTGTGTCTACACTCTTCCCAGATCCGGCTGAACCCTTCATGACTATGTATCGCTTATGGCTCTGGTCAACCTCTTTAAAGCATGGGTTTGCCTGTACATTTATCTTCACCCTATATCAGCCTCACCATAATCAATTGTGATATTCAGGTCCATATCAGCATCCATGTCTACCTTATCCGTAAATAATGCATACCGTTTACCGAGCAGTTCTGCAGCTTTCAACCGTTCTTTTTCTGACGGCGCTTTCTCCATCGTTCTCGCTTCACTACAGCCTTCTCCGATTCCTTCTACCACAATCTCCTGTGCCCGGCTTTTTCCCCGGAGAACAGAAGTTAAATACCTGAGGACCTCATCCTGATCAGCAATGCGCTTGGATTCCTTTTCCGCCATTCTCTGTGCGATATACTCTTGAACCTTAACATTTCTTAACAATCTACTTGCCGCTGCAGCTGCTGTAACATCATTCTTAACATTTGGATACGCCACTTTGTAAGCCCGAGTGGCATTTAAATCAATCAGATATTCATCTGCAAATATTTTCTGTTTTTTTGTCACTCGGACTCACCACCTTTTCTATCTTTTTTGTTATTGATAGATCATACAGGTATCGAACCTGTGACATTTCGCTTATGAGGCGAATGTTCTACCGCTGAACTAATGATCCAATTTTGTGTATTAAAAAAGCACCCCGGAGTGTGCTTAAACATTTTAAATGTGAATTTTACGTTAATTTTTTTCCAAAAGACTTGCTTATAATATGTTTTAAGCATATAATGCTGGTGTAAGCATAAGAAAGCTTGATAAATATTTTTATATGTGGAGAGATGTAGATGCTCTCATAAAAAACGTGTGAAAAACAACAAAGTATTTTTCACACGTTTTTTTATCCCAATAAGGTCTTTCTTAATCCTATATG